GACACGTTCCATCTGCTCTGCTCCGCTCCTGCCTCACCGGCAGGGGGTAGGGGTGAGGGTGGGCCGTTCGGACCCGCCGATGTAGTAGCACGCGCGCGGCGTGCTCGGCGGGGACACGGCCGAGGGAGTCAGCGCGCTCGCGTCCAGCTGGCGCCCTCGGGGGCGCTGCCGTACCACGGGCCGCCGCCACCCACGCGGTAGACGGGCACGCCCGGATCGAGCTTGACGGGCGGGTGCGCGGCCCGCTCCCACCGGGTCTGCAGCTCGCGCCACCGGGCCTCGAGCCGGCGCGCGTCGGCGCGGAGGTCGTCGTCGTCGGCCAGCGAGAGCTCGTCGCACACGGCCTCGAGCCACCGGAAGTTGAGGGCCGCGTCGAGCTCGCGGGAGGCGGCCGCGAGGTTGCCGCGGTCGAGCGCGAAGGACGCACGGATGAGCATCGCGTCCGTGCGCGTGAGGTGCTCGACGAGGTCGCCGAAGAGGACCTCGGCGCGGGAGGGCTCGATCGAGAGGGCGGGCTGCATCGGGGCTGTCTCCGTAGGGCCGGCTGACCGCCGGCGCCCGTGCACCCATAGTAACCGCCACGCGGTTACGCGCAAGGAAGATCCGAGCGCGCGCGATCGACTACTCGGCGGACGGCGCCGCCGGCGTGCCCTCGGCGATGTAGGCGTCGAGCATGAGCAGCGCGCCCTTCCGGTGCTTCCCGCCCTCGGCGGACTCCGCGTCGTGGAGGGCGCGGGCCAGCTCCACCGTCATCGCCGGCGAGCCCAGCGCGGCCTCGAGATCGGAGAGCGAGCCGTCGAGCACGGAGAGGTCGACCGTCGCCGGCGGGGCCGGGGGCGCCGGCGGGGCGGGAGACGCCGCGGGCTCGCCCTCCTCCTCGGCCTGGTCGGGCACGTACCGCTGGAAGCCGGAGCCGTCCGTGGTGAGGAGTTGGGCCGTGCGCTCCTCCTGCACCTCGACGACGGTGAAGCCCGCGAGCGGCCCCTCCGCGGGGCGCTGGATGCGGAGCTGCTCGCCGTTGCAGTAGTGCGTGTTCGCGTCGGCAGCGCAGGGGCGGCGGAAGAGGAGGATCATGGGGGCCTCGGTCGGTCAGGGGTGGTGCGCGTCACGGTAGGCGGCGAGGATCGCGAGCGCCTCCGCGGGGATGTCCTTCTCGTCGAGGTGGTAGCTCTGCCCCGCCTCCGACTGCGTCGCGATCCCCATGCGCGGCGCCTTGTTGAACGCGGCGATGGCGACCATGTCGCAGCACCGCTGCAGCTCGATCGGCACGTCGGCCGACGAGGCGTAGCCGTACCCGTAGTGCACCTCGACGCCGTCGACGTCCTCGCTCCAGTAGGCGCCCGTCGTCGTGAGGAACAGCTCGCCCGTCTCGGTGTCGTGCCGGCGCTCGCTCGTGGGGACCGCGTAGTCGCCGTTCGTGACGGCCGCGATGGCGACGATCGGCGTGTGCTTCAGCAGGACCGTGCGCTGCCCGGGCCCGTAGACCTCGGGGTACTCGGTGCCCGTGATGACCGCGACCAGGCCGGAGCGGAGGCCGCAGCGCCGCGCGACGTAGTCCTCCGCGAAGTCGCCCACGAGGCCCAGCGACGTGTCGTAGAACGTCACGCCGGCCGCCATGCCCATCAGCGACTTCAGCCGCGTCGTGGTCGCGAAGGTGGGCATCGCCTACCCGCCCGTCCCCGCGCCGGCGCCGGCCTCGCGCGCGTGGCGCCCGGTGGGGGCCGCTCGGCCCGGGGGGATGACCTCGCCGACGGGGGCGCCCAGCTCGGCCGCCGCGCCCACGGGGGGCACCGGCTTCTCGACCTGGTCCTCGAGGTGCGCCTTCCACTCCTCGGTGATGTCGAACCAGCCCAGCTTCACGAGCCGGGTGCGGAGGTGGGCGTCGACGACGAAGATCATGCAGACCTCCTCGCCGCCCTCGCCGTCGGGGTCCGGGCGCCAGCGGTCGCGGTCGGGCTGCCGCGGCGGGACCGGGAGGCCCTGCGGCCACGGGACGCACCGCGTCGACCGGACCTCGCCGTAGTTGGCCTCTTCGAACCGGACCTGCGGGTTCCAATCGAACCGGCAGAGCACGTGGTTGTAGGTCCCGGGCTCCGGTGCACCGCGCTCCGCGTGTGCCGACATCGCCTCTCCTGCTTGCGCGGAGAGTAGCACGCCCGGGAAGGAACCTACCACGCAAGCACGGCCCCCAAAAGCGCGAGGGGCCCCGGGGCCAACACCGCCCCGGGGCCCCTGCGCCGGCAAGCCGGGTCGCCGATCAGGTGGTGTTCAGGCCGCCGAGGATGGCCGCGCCCTTCGTGTTGTCGAGCACGAGGGTGATGTCGAGGAACATGTCCACCTCGTCGTACTGCGAGCTCTTCTTCGCGAGCGGCATGACCGTCATCGGCGTGAGCTCGGAGAAGAAGACGTAGTTGGTGTTCACGACGATGAGCGCGGTGGTGCTCGAGCCGGAGAACACGGTGATGCGCGCGGAGGCGCCCACCCACGTCAGCGTGTCGGGGATCGACGTCGACTCGATGATGGGGATGCCCTGGTAGGACTCCACCACGAAGCCGCCCTCGATCTCCGTCATGTTGCTGAAGCGCTGCTGGGCCTGCAGCGCGTTGTTGATCTTCCGGTGCCCCGCGTAGGAGCAGTAGATCCGGAGGGCGGCCTTGTTGCTGTGGCCCTTCACCGTCTGGATCGTCTGGTCGAGCTTCGAGAGCGCGAGCGAGTCGCCGCCGTTGGCGGTCGTGTTCGCGATCGTCTGCCCCGACACGTTCCCGATGAGGGTGAGCAGGCCGTCGATCTGGTTGCTGTTCGACGCCGAGTCGCCGATGACCGCGGCGTCCTCGAGGTCGTTGGCGAAGTCCTCGGCCTTGCCGATGAGCTCGGTCGCGAGGACGTCGCCGTAGCTGCGGCCCGTCGCGATGAGCTTGCGCGTCACCTTGATCCGGCCGAGCATCGTCCGGAAGGTGAAGCCCGTCTGCGTGTAGCCGCCCTCCTGGGACACGACGTCGTCGGTCGTGTCGGCGACCCACGAGCCGCCGGTGGCGGCCGCGGTGCGGCGCTGGCTGTAGAACTTGTCGCCCGACCCGCCGCGGCGGGGCAGCGTCGACTGCACGCCGAGCTGGCGGTTGGTGATGAGCTGCACCACCTTCGAGATCGAGGTCTGCAGCAGCACCGTCCCCGCGTTGGAGACGTTGAGCGCGCGCTGGAAGGCCTCGCGGCGGCTGGGGTCGGCTCCGCCGATCCACTCGGGACGTGCGTTCATGGGAGGCTCCTGTCGGGGGACTTGGGGGCCACCTGCTCGCCCGAAGGGAGCGGGTCAGCCCAGGGTGGGATCAGAGCTCGACGGCGAAGTCGCGCTTCCAGGCGGTGAGGGTGCCGTCCATCTCCGCGCCGTTGAGCAGCGAGCGGAGGAGGTCGGGGGCGCCGTCGCAGATCTCGCGGATCTTCGGGTTCTTCGAGCGGAGGTTGACCGTGAGGGCCTCCTTCGCGCGGGTGACCACGGCGAGCAGCGCGGGGGACTTGTCCTCGGCCTTCGCGCGGCCGATGAGGCCCTCGAACTCGTTGGCCGCGTAGATCGGGTCGGTGGAGGCCGTGACGACGGCGCCCATGCCCGAGCGGTGGCCCTGCGAGGCGAGCGCGTTCAGCGCGGCGTCGCGGGTGCGGACCTGGCCCTCGAGGGCCTCGATGCGGGCGCGGAGCTCGGCGTCGCCCGTCGCGGCGGGGACCGGCGCGGGCGCCGTGCGAGCCGCCTCGGGGGCGGGCGCGGGCGCGGCGACGGCCGGCGCGGCGGCCGGGGCGGGCGTGGCGCGGGCCGCCTCGAGCGCGGCGAGGCGCTCCGTGACGGGGGCGAGGGCTCGCTGGAGGAGGGCTTCGAGCTGCTCGGGCGTCATGTCGAACTCCGGGGAGGGGGACGGGGGCGGGGCCTCGGGGGCGCGCGCACTCGGCACATGCCCATCGTCACGGGTGGGCGAAGTAGTGTCAAGCACGGGCGCAGAAGTAACCCCCGCGGGGTTACCGCCGTCCGAGCGGCCCTCTTCCGCGGCCGGGGTGACGGCGGGCGCCGGGGGCTCCACGGACACCGCCGAGGCGGGCGTGGGCGCCGGCGCGGCGTCGGTCGACCGGGCGGCCGCGACGGGCTCGGCCGGCGCCGCCGCAGGGGCGGGCTCGGGGGTGGGCGCGGCCTCCGGCGTGGCGGGCTTCGCGCGGGCCTTCAGCACGGCCGCCGCGATGGACCGCATCAGCTCGAGGTCGACGCAGTCCGGGTTCGCCGGCGAGCGCACGATCGCGAGGTGGTCGAGCATGACCCCCTCGATGATGATGCGGACGATGTCGCCGTCCTCGTCGCAGATGTAGCGGACCTCGGTGAACCAGCCGCCGATCGACATGCCGATCGGCTGGCCCTTCGCCAGCCGCCGCACGAGCGACTTGACCTTCTCGAGCGCGCCGTCGCACTCGCTCGTCACGACGAGCTTGAAGCCAGGCTCGGCGACCTCGGCGGGCTCGGCCACGTCGGCGCGGTCGATCGTCGCCATAATCGACCGGCCCATGACGTCGTCCCACTCGAGCGGCGTGAACCAGCCGCCGTGGCGGGGCACGATGTCGACGCCCTTGTCGGACCGGAACTGCTCGGCCATCGACTGCAGGGCGCGCAGCGACATCTCCGTGCCGTACCAGTCCACCGACGTCGACGACGCGGTGCCCGAGATCACGACGCGGTCGTCGGCCTCCTCCTTCGCGTCGCCCTTCGCGCGCGTGGCGAGCACGCCGGCGATGCGCTCGCGGATCGCGGGGGCGAGCGCGGCGCGGCCCTCCTCCGTGTTGGGCACGACGGAGCCCGTGAACACGACGGGCAGGCGGGCGCGGAACTCGCCCTCCTTGCAGCGGACCAGGTAGTGGCGCTCGGTCTTGCCGTCGGCCGTCACCAGCTCTGGCTCGACGCTTCCGAGGGACCGCTTCAGCAGGGCCTCGAGCCGGGTGCGCAGCTCCTCGTGCTCGTCCATCGTGCCTCCGCTCCGCGCAGGAAGTTGCCTGCACGGGAGGCTATCTGTTGTTCGCACGAGCGGTCAACAGAAGAGCAGGCGCAACCTCCGAGCGGTAGCGGGTGTCAGGCCGCCGCGGCGTCGTAGTTGGAGAGGCGCGTGGCCTTGCCCGCGTCGATCTCGCTCTTCAGCCAGAACACCAGCACGCACCGGCACTTCGCGCGACACTCGGTGTTGCCGCCGGGCTGAATCTGCATGGCGCTGATGGGCCGGAAGTCCTTCGCGCCCTCGCGCCGGCACGTCGGGCACATCGCCTCGTCGCCGACGGACACCCACTCGTAGTACCAATCCGCCGTCTTGCCGCCGGTGGTCTGTCCGTTCCCCTCCTGCATGCCGCGGCCGAGCACGTCGTTGGCGAGGTCGACCAGGCGCCCGCTCCAGTTGGAGACGCGGTGCTCGTTGGAGTCGAAGATCTGGCGGACCGCGCCGAGGAGGAGCGGCACGTCGACGCCGTCGACGACGGCCGTGGGGTCGTCCTCGCGGATGTTGAGGACGCGCCCGCGGGAGCGCACGACCGCCACGACGGCCTCGGTGATCTGCCCGCGGAGGTCGGAGAGCAGCCCGCGATCGGCGGTCAGGTACGCCATCGCCTGCGTGTGGTAGGCGCTGCCCCGCGTCTCCCAATCCTTCGCCACTTCCGAGCTGGCGGTGAAGTCGACCGCCGCGTCGCGGCCGATGCGCGCGGCCCGCCGGTAGAGCGGCTCCGTCGACATCGACCACTTGGCCTTCAGCGTGTCGAGCTCGTCGCGCACCTTCGAGAGGACGCGCGGCAGCTCCTCGTTCGAGATCTTCCCGTCGCCGAGCGCGCTGCGCACCGCGGCGACGCAGTCCATGCGCGCGCGCCGGTAGAGCGGGGACACCTCGCGCTGGTACGCCACGATCGCGTCGCCGAGCGCCCCGAGGTCGAGCGTGCGGTACCCCTTGAACTTGCCCTCGGGCTGCCAATCCGAGGGGAGGTCGGAGGAGCGCACGCCCCGGAACGACACCTCGGGCTCCGACACCGCGCCGTGCTGGAGAGGGAGCGAGGCGAAGCGCGCCGTCGTCGCCGTCGACGGCGGCGGGAAGTGCCGCGCCGCACGGGGGAGGAACGGCAGCACCTTCCCCGAGCGCGTGCGGACCGACTGCGTCGGGAGGGGACGGCCCGACGCGGGCGCACGGGCCCCCGGCGTGCGGCCCCGACCGGGGAGCGGCGTACGCGACTTCTTCTTCTTCGCGTCCTTCTTCTTCCCCTTTTCGTCCTTCGCGTCCTCGTCCTCCTCCTCGTCGTCCTTGCCCTCGGCGGGGTCGGCCGCGTCGGGGTCGGTGACGCCGCCGCCCTCGCCGTCGCCCGTCTCCTCGTCCTCGTCGGTCGGCTCCTCGTCGGTGGGCGGGCCGAACCCGGGCGCGGCCGGCGCGGGCACGTTGCCCTCGACGACGTCCTGCAGCGTGGAGTACCCGGCGCCCGTCTTCACGAGCGGGGTGTCGCCGAACTCGACCGGGGGGAGCCCGCGGGCGGCACGGCGCTCGTTCACCGTCATCGCGCCGCGGTCCATGTCAGCGTTGTCGCGGAGGCCCTGGTCCTTCTCCTGCTGGGGCGAGAGCTTCACGGCCAGGTCGAACTCGAAGGCGACGAGCCCGGCGAGCGCCTCCTCCCCCACGATGAGGGGCACGATCTGCATGTTCAGCTTCTGCTCGAAGAGCTCGAGGAAGGGGAGGATGAGGTCGCTCTCCTCCGCGTCCACCTGCACCTGCGCGGTCGCGCGCGGGGTGGCCTCGGTGTCGCCCATCGACGCGGGCTTCACGCCGAACACGCGCCACACGAGCCGCCGGATCTCGCGGACGAGGTCCTTCAGCTCGAGCTCCTTCGGCGTGTGGCGCAGCTCGACCCAGTTGGCGCCGATGCCGCCCGGGTTGTTCGTCGTCAGCACGCGCAGCTTGTGGTCCGCGCCCTTCATCTGGCGCAGCGACGCCACGGCGCGCTCGGCCGCCTTCCCCGCGAGGCCGGAGAGTAGCAGGATGCCAGGCGGCACCTCGTCGGCGTCGAACGCCTTCATGAGGTGCTGCGACTGCCGCATCAGCGTGATGACCTCCATCACGAGCGCCTCGATCAGCGGCGCCCCGCCCGGGGCCGTCGTGTTCGGGTGGAGGTTCATGTAGGTGAGCTGGTCGGGCTCGAACCCCACGATCGCGCCGGTGGCGTTCTCCTGCTTGTACCCCTGCAGCCGCTGCTTCGAGTCGTACACCGGCGACACGTCGCAGCCCCGGAGCGCGACGAGCTCGGTGAGCTTCCCCTTGCTGTCGGCGACGTGCTCGATCGCGAGCGCGTCGAACACGAGGAGGTCGCGGAGGATCTTGGAGAGCAGCTCCTGCCACGTCTCCTTGTCGTTGTTGGGGCCGGCGAGGAAGGCGCGCACCTGCTCGGCGATCTCCAGCGCGCGCTCGTACCGCTCGTCGCTCGGGTCGATCGTGGGGAACACGCCCCAATCCCACGTCGAGATCTTCCGGGTGATGCCCTCCACGCACGCGCGCACGTCGGGGACGACCTTGTAGACCTGCCAGAGCTCGGCGTTGGTGAGCACCCGGTGCTGCTCGGCGTACCGGAACGGCAGCGTCTCCGTCAGCATCGTCGTGAACGCCGCGTTGCCGCGCCGCTCGCGGACGTCCATGTCCTGGAAGTCGGCCGCCGCGAGGAAGGCCACGGGCGACCGGACGGAGACGACGGGAGGGCCGGCGAGCGCGCGCATGGAAGTCCCCTGCTCGGGCAGGAAGGTAGCACGCGCCCCGAGTAGTGCGACGAGCTACGCCGCGTCCGACCCCCGCCGATCGAGCTCGGCGACGAGGAGGTGGCCGAGCAGCTCGACGGGCTCGACACCGCCGGGGAGGAGGTCGAGCATCCCCTGCCCGAGGGCGATCAGCGGTGCCTTCGGCATCGCCGTCTTCCGCGGGCCCGAGATCTCGGGGTAGCACCACTCGCGCGGGGAGACGACCAGGTACGAGCGGCACGCGCCCGGGCGCTCCGCGTACACCGAGCACCCGCGCGTCTCGGGATCGAGCAGCGGGCACATCGCCGTCCGCGACTCCGTGAGCAGCGCGGGCACCGCCGCGCGCACGCGCGCCCACGCGGCCTCGGGGATCGCCGGCAGGAGCGCCGCCCACTCGGCCGGGTGGATGGCGACCTCGCCACGGCAGCACCCGCTGCACCCGATCCCGTTGCCGGTGGGGCAGCTGACGGAGGCCTTCGCGCGGGTGTCGGCGACGGCCGCGTCGACGCGCCGGCGCAGCTCCTCGAGGGGGCTCACGCGAACCACGGCGCGCGCGCCCACGCGAGGAAGGCGGCGCAGTGGCGATCGTCCCAGGTGCCGAAGGCGCGGACGACGTTGAAGCGCAGGTAGCCGTCGCGCTTCCGCACGTCGCCGACCCAGCGGTAGAGCGGCGACTTCCAGTCGTGCCCGGAGTTGAACACCGAGAGCACGAACAGCGCGGCCATGCGGCTCGCGTTGGAGTGCGCGGCGTGGCCGAGGTTCCGCTGGATCTTCCGCGCGTCGAAGGGCTCGAAGCCGCGGTTCCAGATGTCCGGGTTGCGGAGCGTGGGGAAGGTGGCCGCGAGCTGGGTGCACCGCGGGTAGTGGTTCACGACCTGTCGACGGGTGGGCATGCGATCTCCGTGGCCGGGTCACCCCCGGTCCGCTCTCGTAGTAGCCCCTCGATCCCCCTCCACGGGAATCGGCGTTCGCCGTAGGTCGGAGCACGCCCCCTACATGGTTCTATTTTGGGGATCACTCATGTTTCGGTCGAACGCCAGCTATTGCCGGATTTCCATACCGGCGCCGATCAGCCCTCGAAGTAGCCGCCGCCCCGGTCCGCGATCTCCTGCGCGACGCGCTCGTAGGCGTCGGCGTGGCGGAAGTGGTCGGGGTCGTTCCCCTCGCGCCACACGATCCGCTGGCTCTCGGGGTCGAGGACGCGGACGGGGGCCTTCATCTGGTCGGCGAACCCGAGCACCGTCATCACGTCGTTCGGGAGCGTGGCCTGCCCGCGAGCGATCTCGTCGAGCGTCGCGTCGAGGAGCTGGGTGCGGTCCACCGTCACCGTGTGGTCGTCGTAGTCGAGCCGGAGGCCGAAGGCGTCGCGGCCGACGCGCGAGGTCGGGTGGTACCGGCAGAGCCACACGTCGCACGTGCCCTCGTCGATGTAGTGGTCGCGGACCTCCTTCGCTTTGCGCGTCTCGGGGGCCGCGTCGATCACGCAGGCGTCGACGTGGAAGGCGTCGATGATGCGGTAGATGTCCTCGAACTCGGGCACCGTGCACACGTACCGGCCGCGCCGGCGGTACCCGCCTGGCATCGTGTCGTCGGGCTCCAGCACGGAGAGCTTCACGTTGAGCACGGCGCCGACGTCGACGCCCATGATGACGGTGAGCCCCTTGTACCCGTCGCCGCCGACGTGGTCGTTCGGGGGCTCGACGGCCGCGCGCTCGAGCATCTCCTGCGTGATGCGCGAGCCGGCCGCCTCGTAGGCCCAGCCCAGCACGCCCGTGTAGAAGGCCGATAGGTTCGCGGTGTTCTGCTGCGCCACGATCCACTCCGCGAAGTAGCGGCGGATCGGCTGGGTGTCGCGCGTGGTCGCGAGCACGTCGAGGCGGGACATGTGGTAGCTGCGCGCCGCGAACGGCGCCTCGTGCACCCACACGCCGCCCGCAGCCTCCCGGTCCCACGGCTTCTTGCAGCGGCGGCAGATCGGCCGGAGGTCGCCCAGCTCGGGCGCGTTCGCGCGCGCGGTGTCGCGGGGCTCCCACGTGCCGTCGTTCTTCCGGCGCACGAAGTGCTCGTCCCACACGAGCGGCTGGCGCTCGCCGCAGCACGTGCAGCGGTGGAACCACTTGCCGCGCGAGCCGTCCTTCCAGAAGCGCTGGATGCCGTGCTCGGTGGTGTACTCGGGGTTCGCGACGCGGAAGATCTGCGGGTAGGCCGATTCGCGCACGCGGTCGCGGACCTTCGCCAGGTTCGTCTTGCCGGGCGGGCTCGCGATGCACTTGTCCCACTCGTCGACGATGATGCAGTCGGCCGAGAACTCGACGAAGTCCGCCGGCGTGTTCGCGCCGAGGAAGAGCAGCGAGCCGAGCCGGCCGAAGCGCTTGCGCTTGAGGTTGCCCTTGCTCTGCGTCGCGGTGGTGCCGAACTCCTCGCCGGGCGTGCGCGCGGTGTAGACGGGGACCTCGACGAGCAGGGGGTTGATGCGCTCGTCGACGAAGCGCTCGCTGGTGTTGTACTGCGGGAGGACGTAGGCGCAGATCCGGTTGCGCCAGCCCGCGTTGTAGAGCATCAACTGGATGAGCAGCTCCGTGATGCCGGTCTGGACGCCCTTGCAGAAGCTGGCCTCGGGCGCGTCGAGGAGCTCGGCGTAGAGCGGGATGAGCGAGGGCTTGTCGAGGAACGTGATCGGGAGCCCGCGCCGGTTCCGGTGATGCGCGCGGGCGAGCCCGAGGAGCGGGTACCGCTCGTGCACGGAGAGGCACACCTGCGCGTGTCGGTGGGCGGCCTCCTCGGGACCGGGCCGGGAGGGAGGGTCGGCGGGCGGCTGCACGTCCATGCGGGGAAGGTAGCCGCCCGCGCTGGCAACTACGCGCGGTCGGTGTAGTCGAGCCGCCTGCCGCCGCCCTGCACGATGGCGCGGGCGACGGTGTCGAACCAGGACTCGGAGTCCTCGTCGGTGAGGGTGTCGAGCTCCAAGCACTCCTCGCGCGTGGGCTCGCGGCCGATGCGCGTGACCGTCTCGTGGTAGCCCGGGTGCCGGAACACGCGCTTTTCGACGACAAGCGCGAGCAGATCGATGCTCTTCACGAACACGGCGATCTGGCTCGGCATCGGCCACGCGAGCCCGAGCTGGGCATGGACGTGCGCCTCCCACGGCGCCTCGATCCGCTCGTCCCACTCCGGCAGCACCTGCTTCAGCCCCGTGGGGAGATCGCCGATGTACGCCTCGACGATGTCGTGCGCCGCCACGTAGGCGAGCGCCTCCGGGGAGCAGCCCATCCGCTCGGCGAGCCGCACGCAGAGCGCGAGGTGGAGGAGGATCGGGACGTGGACCGCGCCCGCGTAGCGGCACGCGTTCGAGAGGTGGACGTACACGTCGCGCCCGTGCACCCGCGTGCGCGCGGGGTCGAGGTAGACGATGGGCTCGCCCGTGGTGGTGAGCATCGGGGTTCTCTGCGTCAGGCGCATGGCGTGGCGACCTCCGGGTGGGCGGCCCGGAAGGCGGCCGCGTCGTAGAACTTGAACTGCCGCGTGGCCGGGCACTCGATGACGCCGGCGTTGCCGCCGTGGAGATGCCACGCCTCCTCGGTGCCGCACCCGCACCAGCACGGCGCGACGAAGCGGTGGGTGACGCGCCGGCGGGACGGGGCGCCGAAGGGGCCGCCGTTCGCCGCCGGGATGTCGAACCAATCGGAGCCCGCGAACGACGTCTGCATGAGGAACAGCGCGGGGGCGCCGAACTCCTCCTCGGGCACCTGCACCACGTGGGTACGCGCGCCCTCGCCGGCCGCGCGGTCGGTCCACACGGTGCCGCCCTCGACGCGTGCGTTGCTCACGGGAGCAC